CCTGTTTTTCGAGCAGGAGAGGATAGTACTCAAGAGTAGTCCAGTTGTGATGTGTAGGCAGATACCTCAAGAGTTAGTTGAGAGTCTAGCGGCGGATATCGAGGAGCGTATGACGTTGGGGATGTACTTCAAGTTTGTGGTCGCTCATGGCTTTGTCCCACAACTCAACTTCGTCACGCTTGAGCAAGCCCGGAAAGATGTCAAGGAGAAACTACTCCAGGCATTAAGAGGCACGGCTTCCACTTGATGATACAGCACGAGTGTGACGTTCCATGAGGGCAGAGTCCATTCCTGCGAGTAGAATGAGGAGCGAGAACAGCACAAGATCAATAACAAAGATCTGCTGCTGTATGTCGTCGAGGTCTTGCAGCATCGCGGCTACTACTTGGTTGATGCCCAAAGTGTACGTTTTTTCGTGCTGGAGGATGATACCGACTTGTATAGGGTCTGTCTTCGTTGGACTAGCAAGCAGTGCTTTGAGTGCCACATCCATCGGCGTATAATCTTGACTCACGCGCAGCATTAGCAACTTGACGTTGCTCGCTTTAAGAGTAGATAGGTACGCCTCTTCCTGTTGGAAGTTTGGCAGGATGTCCTGTAACTCACTAATTGCCGTCGTTCGCGTGGTGAGCTGAGAGGCCGGAGTATACTCAAGCAGTAGCGCATCCTTTGAAATGAACTGCGCTCTAGTAGCCTGGTTTGCAGTAGCGTTGATGATATCGTAGGGATGCACAATCACCGAAAAGAGGGATAGTGCACCAAGGCACAACAAGCAGATGACTCCAAACACGTTTTTAGCCCACGCGTATGCTCGTAATGTTTTTTCTTTCATAGTCCACCGCCTAATGCGTGCGTCAGGACAAAGATTAGCACACCCACTACTATGGCTCCGCCTCCACCAACAAGACTCCACAAGACGCGATTCAAGAGCTTGCTCTGATTCTCTCTAGAGGCGATCTCCTGCACAGCCATTTTCGTGTTGAGTTCCGCAAGTTGCTTGCTTGCAGTAGACACATCGCGTTCAATGCGTTCAACCGTTGATCGGATGGAAGCGAGTTGCAAGTCGTTCTCTCTGGCTGGCACGTACTGACCTAGTTGAGCTTGCAGAGCCTTGATCTCCTGCTCGACTGCACTGAGTCGGTAAGAGACTCCTGCGAGGTCTTGTGGCGTTTGCTGTTGCATAATAGCTTTGCCTTCTGGAATGCCTGTTGGATTTCATCGGGTCCAGGCATGGTCATGGTCTCCATTGTGGTTAGTTCAACGTAATGAGGTAATCGTTGGTGAGGGAGTTAAACACCGTTTTGGTGTAGGAATAGAGAGCGTGCGTCACAAGCGTACCAGAGCCAGGTGTGCTCGTGGCGTTGTTTCCGAAGATGCCACAGTTCGTGTATGTGCCATTGGCATCTGACGTACTGAAAAACGTACTGATATCGACAGTGTTGCCGGTTACAGTTGAAGTGGTCGGCACAGCTCTAAAGAGTTCCCCATTAACAGCAGTATCTCCAGGGTTGACTGTATTGATCGGAAAAGTCCCAACCGCGAAGTACATAGCGAACGGCACAACAGGGGCAGATAGAGCTGCTGCACCGATATACGTGAGCAATTGTGCCCTACCGGCTGTGGTAATCAAGTTTTTCGTCTCGTAGACGGTATACTGGTCTCTCTCCCGCTCTGACAACTTGGGCCACCACGCTAGAAACTCTTCCTTAGTGATAGGCGGCAGGCAGCGCGTTCTGATACGACCCACGAACAACATGTTGTCAGTCATCAGTGTTGGCCTTATGGAGTATGCGTAACAGTATCGGAATAGTAGAGATTCTCCTCTACAGTTTCGTAGGTTAGTTGGGCGACGGCGCTAGATGGATCTGTGGTGGATCTGGCGATGGTTTTAATGGTGTTGCGGTGCAGGTCAAGCATCTTGGGGCGATATACTTTGCAACAGTTGTATTTGTAGATGTTGACGCCCCCACCTGGAGAGGTTATTTCAACGGTTTGTACTGCGAACGGTTGCTTGGTGATACCATCTAGCGAACTCGAAAAGTAGATCGTTGTGCCTGGGTAGACAAGCGTCGGTACCGGAGAGCCATTGTTGTATTGCGACGTCAAAGTGAATTGCACATCGGTCACGGGTTGAGACCACGCAGCTAGTTCCGACTCCCCACGTAGCTGCCCGGCCAGGTTAGAGGTAAGTGAAGAGTCGTTGACCTTGCTCATGCGCCTGCCGTATTGCCCGACACTGGCATTGGCTTCGGTCAAGATCGCCACTGGACTGTCAAATGAGTAAGTAATCACGACGTTGCTACTGCCCGAAGCCGGGGCAGTATTGAAAGTAACGTGCTTGGACTGTGGAGACATGAGAGCGACAACGCCACCAGTACCGTTTTTCTGTTGACCGGTAACACCTATCTTGTTGGTTGAGGTCGGCGCATACGTTGATCCACCAATCGTGATATTGATAATATTGACTGGCGCATGGTCGAGCGTAAACGTCTTGGTCGAACCGTCTCCAGAGAACACATCTTGATCGGTTGCTACAAACTTACCTCCAGTGACTTTCACGCTGTTGCGCATTTGGGTTCCGTCATACGTGAGTTGATAGTCACCAGGAGGGAAGACTGTTGCGTAATCTACGTTCTGGTCAGAGACCTGTAGGTTTGCATAGTCAAACGGGATCGGCTGATAGTTGAGATAGTTGTAAGCGTCAAGGAAGTAACTAAAGCCCGATGCATCTGTAAGGTTATTCAAGACCTCTCTGAACGTCACATCTGTCCAAGAGATCGAGTCGATAGTTGGCCCTGTAAAGACAGTCGTGCTAGGTTGGCTGCTGTTTGCTTGTCCGATTGACAGTACACCACTAAAGTACGTTGAGATAATATCCCCAATGATAAAGGCATCCGTTTGACTCGTGTATGCCTTCTCAATGAGAGCACCATGTTCTAATAGGTCACCAGTGCTGGTACAATCTACTGCCCAGTCTCTCGTTGTGCCTTGATAGTTTACTTGCAGATTCGTAATCGTACCTAAGAAGAGTCTGCAAGTGCGAGCGAATGTGTTGTCCGGCATTAAAGTAGTTGTGACTTGGTAGAAGTTACAGTCTGGCGTGGGATACGTCACAACAGAGCCATTAGCAAGCGCTCGACCTACAAACCACATTGGCTCGAGTTGCAGTGTGGTGACTGTTACTGTGCCAGAGTTGGTTCCACTGACTGTTGGGTAACAGCCTATCTGTAACTGTGCAAAAGCCGAGTTTGCTGGAGCAGTGCCAAATACGGAACATCTCTTTTGTGACGCTGGTGGTGTAGCGAAGTTGGTGAAACTGCTATTGTAGACTGTTGAGGTGGTACTCAATGCGTTGCGATTAGCATCTTGCCAGTTGATTTCCATATAGAACGCCACGTTGGTCGCAGAAGTGCTTCTGACATATGCAGAAAAGATGTATTGTGTCCCCGGAGTGACATAACCTGCGGGCATCGTGTCTTGTGTGATACGCCCATCTGCGGCAATGGTAGACCCGGTTTGATTGTTAAAAGTCCAAAGCGCACTAAATGACGGGAATGTAATAATACTTGCATTGGTGCCAGAAGTTACATAGTTTGCACCACCAAAGGCAAAGCTTGGGTCGATGATAAGATTGAGAGAGGGCACCGTTTGTGAGCTACTGTCTGGTAGTGCAGTCTCGTCCCAGATCATGACGGTTTGCCCTATTGCTAGTGGTATTTGCGATCCAGGATCTTTGACTCTCAGGCTCGCCGTTGAGAGCGTATCTCCCATTGCGAGGTCTACAGTGGCACTATCGATCATCACGTTGTCGGAACGATCAATGTTATTGATAACGGTCCACATTTACGCTGTCTTCCCTCCGCTACGAATAGCTACGTGGATGCCTTGCTGCCGGAATTGCTTGTCCTGCTGTACTTGTAGGTCTTTGAGGAGCTTGGTGTGATCTACAACAGAGCCATTTACTGTGAGGTTGATTGGCGCATTGATGACCTGTCCGCTAGAGGTACCCAAACGTGATGCTGCTCCAGCACTGCCAATGCCTATGTTGACGCCTGGCTGGAGTGTGCCTGCAAGTTGATTGACCGCGTTTTTGACCGCTGGTATACCAGCTAGGATGCCTGCTGCGTACATCTTCACGAAGTTAGGAGACCACGTATCTGCGTCCTTACCAGGACCTTCTTTCGCTGGCGAGTGGAAGCCTAGAATGTTCTTGACTCCATTCGCAATACCCTGGGCTGCATTAATGACGCCGCCGATCATGCTAGTGATACCATTAATGAACCCTTGGATGAGATTCTTACCCCATTGCAAAGCTTGTGACGCTAGATTGCTGAACCAGTTTGAGATGTTATTCCACAGGCCAGATAGCGCACTACCAATCGGTCCCCAAACGGATCGGAAGACATTGACAACGGCGTTCCACGCGTTTTGTGCAAAGCCTGACAGCTTGTTCCAAATGATTTGTATTCCGAGTACCTCTGCATTCCACAAGGCAGTCAGCCAGCCAACGACCCAGTTGACTGGACCCATAATCGCGTCCTTCACTGCGTTAAACACGGATGTGGCAGTGCCTTTCAGCCAATTCCACGCGTTGACTATCCAGTTGACGGTTGCTTGCCAAGCGTTTTGCAGCCAGGACAGTACGGCTTGCGTTACGATGCGAATGGTGTCCACCAACGCCTTGAAGTAGTAGTTGTGGTTATAGAGCCAAATGAACAGTGCGCCGATAGCTCTGAATGGTGCAGTGAAGGCATTCAAGAAGTTGTTTAGTGCTGCCCTCGCGAAGTTAACGATCCCATTCCACACGTTGACAAAGAAGGTAGAGATGCCGTTCCAAACATTGTGGAAGAACGATCCAATGTTGGACATGATTCCACCAAACCAGCTAGTGAAGGCTGTCCAAACTCCACGTAGCCAGGCCATGATCTGACCCCAGTGCTGGATGGCGAGTACGATCCCAACTACTACCAGGGCAATGACTGCACCGATGAGGATGAACGGCCAGGTCGCAGCTATGGTACCTGCGGCGGCAGTCCATGCAGCCGCAGCCCAGGCAACGAAGCCCGCAACTAGCGCTGGTATTGCCGCAGCAGCGAAACCTAATATAGCTCCACCTAAGACGACCAGGGCGATCTTCGTCGCGGTCGCACCGGCACTGGAACCAGATAGCCAACTGATGAAGCGCTGGCCTGTCGAAATGACGTTTTGTATGCCATTCATCAGATTGAGCACCACTGGTATGAGAGCTGTACCCAACTCGATCATCAACTTGTTAGCGGCCATCTGCGCCTGCTGTAGCTTGAAGTTGAAGTCTTGCTGCGCTAATGCCCATCCGTTGATTTGACCGTGGGCACCACTCACAGCATTGGCAATGCCAGCTACGTTGCCCTTGAACGTTGCCATATGCGCACCGGTCAGGTCCAACACGCCTTGCATCTGGTTGTTCCCACCAAGCATTGCTTTAAGCGCTGCCATATATCCGGCAGATCCTTCAGGGAACTTCTTGCCAACCGCGTCGGTAATCTCTTTGAGTGCTCCAGGGAGATCTGTTTTCATCCTGGAGGCTACTTCGGAAGATGACAGCCCCATGAGTTTGAACTCTTTTTGAGCGGAAGCAGATGGCGCATCCAGCGCCATGATAGTCATGCGAAGACTTTGCGCAGCTTGTCGTGCAGAGATACCCTCTCCCGTCATGGTCGCCATAGCACCAGCGACCTGATTGAGACCCACGCCAGATGCAGCAGCAGTTGGTAAGATCACAGAGAGGGATGAGGCAAGATCCTGCATGTGAGTCTTGCCGTTGGCCACAGTGGCTACTAACAAGTTGGTAACATCGACAGCCTTGCTGGTTGGGATGTTATAATCGGTCATCGCAGTTGTCAGGCCATCTGCTACCGTAGCCAGGTCAGCGTTTCCAACTTTGGCACCCATCGCGGCTGCTTGTAAGACTTGGAGACCTGCTGCGCCGTGATAACCAGCAGACTCGATCATATAGAGACCATTTGTCAGAGCGGTTGTCGAGGTAGCTGTTTGTACGGACATATCAAGCAGTCCTTGCTTAATCATGCCGATATTCTTGGTAGACTCTCCAGCGCCAGTAACAAGTTGGGTGACTCCCTGCTGGAAGTCTCCGGCCATCTTAATGGAAGCAGCTCCTACACCAACGGCAATCCCAGCAACGGCTAATAGACCCGTACCTACTCCACCAAGTTGGCTTGCGAACCCAGAAAGGACGCCAGCAGCTTGGTTTCTGGCACTTAGGATAACGCTAAGGTTATATTCTCCAGCCATTTCATCTTTCTCAGGGAGCGGTTAATGCTTGCAGGCGTTGTTGACGCTCAACCTCTTCTTGTTGAGTCTTTTCAGCGTCTAGTCTTGAGAGGTAGACCAGTTGATGTTTTTCGAGGATGTCGAGAGGGACTTCAAGATAGGACAGCCAACCACCAAACACTTTAAGCATTTCTTGCTCTACAATTTCAGGAGGCACGTCAGCATTGTTTTTTACATTGCCAAGGAAGGAGTCTTTACACCGTTCATAGAAGCTAAAGGGTCAGCAAGTTTCCCCTTGTTGACGACTTTCATAACCTCTTCTGCAACTGGATCTGAATAGTAGGTAGGGAGGCGTTCGATATTGTAGCGGTTGAGTGGTTCTGGCCCGTGGTCTCCAAAGAGGTTCCACTCAATAACCATGCAGTCCAGCATAGCAACTAGATCCACATCCACAGTGCCACCAGCCTGGAGAGCAGCGATCTTTCTCTGGTCTCCAACGGTCATTACACCCTTAATTTTGATGTACTCTCCAGGCTCCCAACCAGGCTTACCAGAGACAGTAATCTCGTCTGCTTTTCTAAAAGCACCCATGGTTTAATCCTTGCATTAATACGGTTATACGGTTGATATACGTGCTTTTAGCGCTGTAGAGTCTAATTTATGACTCAAAGCTTTTTGAACGTAAAATCAACCGTATAGATTGTTGAGCTTAACTTGTGAAGCTTGGGTTCCAACCGGAGTTGAGCCAACTGATTTTGTAGGAGGCGCCAATGGCTGGATCGTACTCACCAATGCCAGAGAACTCACCCATAGGGTACTTGTCCGTAGGTGTGGATGTCTCAACAAATTTGGTGAACTTGAATGGTATGGTGACATCGACCTCAAAGATGTTGCCCGCTCCTGTGTTCTTGCCATAGAACTTGAATACGAGGTATTGCTTGACATCCGAGCGGAACTTTTCGTACTGGACGACATCGACGAAGACGATCTTGCCATCGACAGCAACGTCATACTTTGCCCTACCCAAGACTGTGTAGACTTGCTTGTTATAGAGAGTGTGAACTGTTTCTAGTGGATACGTAATCTTGATTCCACCATCCATCAAGTAGGCGTACTGTGTCGTACCTGGAGTGCCAGATAGTGGATCAAAGTACACGTTGCACTGCCAACCAGCGACTGGTGTGTCTACCGGCTGTGCAAGCGCACTCACTCTAGATGCAGTCATGGGAGTAGTGAGCTGGCTGCCGATTGGCAACTGATCCTGTCCCATGCCCTTCATAGCGACGGAGAGTTCTTTTTTGACGTCGTACTTCAAGTCGAGTTCTGACCAAGCCACACCTGGCACAGTCCAAGAAGCTGAACCGGTGAACCACTCAAGGGTGTTCGTATAGGGTGGATTCGTAATCGATGGCAGCCAAGATCTGTTCCAACCATACACGCCCGTGACCGTAACGCTACCCGATGTAAAGCCAGTCACGACAATGCCGCCAGAGCCGACGCTTGCAAACCTGTTAACGGTGTACACAGTTGGGTTAGTACCTGAGCCATAGACGGTCTCAACTAGGGCTTCTCCAGCGGCATCTGTGCCAGTAATCACAAAGTTGCCTGCAACGCTCGTACCAGTTAACGCTAGTATGAGGTGCATACCAGGAGCCGTTGGTTGTGTGGTCAAAGACAGAGGAGAGCCGGACACTGCTGTAGAAGAGAGCAGCGATGTCGGAGAACCAGGAGATGTCGTAATAGATGTCGAGAGCGTATTACTCAGAATGCCATAAGGCACCCACAAGGCCGAATTCGGGTACAAAGTCGTGGTGAGTTCGACATCGACACTTTTAATGGTCTGTACCTTGTGCGTATGGCGATCACCGATGGCTCGATGTTCATCTGGTGAGTACATATCGTACTTACCATCGATCTTTGCAATGCCGGGTGCTAATGATTTGGCTCCAGGAATGCCACCAATCTTGAATGTGCCGTTGGTCAAACCAGTTGTTGTGATGCCGGATGCGCTGATTGTACCGTACACGTTCGTGGTGACATACTCGTTCCTGGCTACCTCGTTTGACTGTAGCGTGTTATCAAAGATTGGAATCGTTGGCGAAGTCTCCGTGATGGAGTTACCATTGATATCCGTACCAGCAATAGTAACTGTGCCTGACGCTGTGTTACCGTAGACGTACACATGGCAACGCATACCAGTAGAGCCAGTTGGTTGGTTTGTAGCTGAGAGCGTTGCCGCTACCGCTTGGAGGGTCAAGATTGGAGAGCCGTTGTTATCTACTTGCTCTCCTGGATTGATAGTAGTAGGTTCAAAAGCAAGCCCTATACTACCTAAACCTGTTGAAGGCATAGCTTATTCAGCCTCCTCTATGTGTTCTACTTGAGCTTCTACTACCTCAACAGCAGGTTCGGCATCAAGTGGTTTGCCAATGGGATAGGTTGCTATTGCTTGGTTGGTGTCTTCGTCTACGACGACAGATTGTCCACCAGGCCAAAGACCACGATTAGGTCCAGGCACACCAGGGATAGCTCCAGAAAAGTACATGTGATAAGTGCGAGTATTCAAGTTAGCCTCCGTCAGGCACTACGATGTTGTACATAGACCTAACCTCAACCTCAAAAGTATGGACAAGATAGTCTTGCCCTGAAACTGTGAGAAAGCCTATCCTGAACGATCCCTCCCTAACTCTGCTATCCTGCACGCCAGTGAGACCGCCCAAGTAGGCTTTTTGTTGGAAGAGAGGTACAACGACATCTCGTATAGCAGTAAGCGTGGTGATAACTGAGAGAGGAGTTACAGTAGGATCAGAGTCATCTGCAAAGAGGACACCAGTTGCAATCCGAAAACGCTGTACGTCTTCGATCTTGCCCCCGTGAGCGAAGTGGTTACTGTCGTCGCCGACGAAGGCAATCTCACAAATGGGATCGAGTCCACGCCAGTCTTTGATTGCTTCCAATGCGACTGTTTTATACCCGGCAGCATTGGTTTGCGCATTGATGAGCGACTGGATCTGCTGCATAACAGCCAGTGTGTTAGGTAATGCCATCTACCATCACCCCAATGCTTCCGCGATACTAGATCCGATTGCGCTCGTAAATCGTCCTGGTATCTCTGGTGATAACTGTGACAGTGCGCCTGCAACATAGAATTTGCCTGGATCGTTCGGATAAAACCTACCCAAAGAGTCAGTCATACCCGAAAAGCCGAACTCTCTACGTCTTGCCCATGGGATATTTGACCCAATCTCAGCGCCCGTACCTGTCATAGTGACTTCAAAGCTGCCTGCGAGTTCGCCAGTACCATTTGTGAATGCACTTGAGGCTGTACTTTGTATGGCTTGAGCAAGATCTGAACCAAAGCTCTGTACCTCTCCTCTCCATGCGGCTGCTTCTGCAAGGTGAGCGCCGAGGTTAGCAAACTTGCCGAGTAGCGCTTTGCTTTCGGAGTCAAACTCTGCGGAAAAATCTATACTCATGAGTTGTTGACTCCGACGTATTGGTTGACCACACACTCTACATGCCCATCAGGAAAAGGCTCTGGACGGCCAACGACAAGGTATTGCGCCAGTGCGCCAGTTGATGGAGAGTTGTTTGTGATATCGGTGAAGATGTCTCCACGCAGAATAGTTGTCGTTGGTGGCAAGTAGTAAATGTAGGCATCAAAGAGGTCAAATGGGTGATTGCCGTCGTAGTCTCTGGCTAGATGCGGATTCATCACATCGAGCTGCAATGTGACGTTGCTAGCAACAGAAGTGGTCCTGCGAGAGACGTTGACGCGTATAACCTGAGACATTATGCCAACCTCCTGTAAGGAGTTAGCAGTTCGTAAGCGCGAATCTGCGCTGGACTTTCTAGTGTGGTGCGACCTCTAGCATATTGCGAGATGTGACGTTTCCCCATACTCTCAACTACTGCACCCATGGGATTGAACCTGTCTGACAAGATCTCAGATGTGAATAGTACGCAGGCTCTCTGGATGTCAGCAGGTAAGGATGTATAGGCATAACCAGCTACGTAGCTATACTGCAACCAACCCGGATCGAGTTGAGTCAAAGGAGGGAACGCGGACAGCAGTTGAGTGGTACTGCTCAGGGTACTCACGATCGGGACGTCAACCGACATCGCTCTAGAGTTGAAGACGCATTGCGTTGGGTCTAAGGTAAGCGTTGTCACCGAGTCTAGTACCAGTGCCAGAGCGCTTACACTCTGTATCGGGAAATGCCTGGTACGGAAATGCAAGTATCCATCGCTCGTGATATTCGCTGAGAGGGTTCTCAACGGAGATTGCTCGCCTGCGTAAGTAGTTTGCAAGAGCGCTTGCTGGCAGAATGTCTCAACTCTCTGGGATGCTTGCAAAATAGCACTGGCTAAACTCCCATTCGCGCCATCGCTACAGTAAGGCGCCCCGGCATTGTGGTTGAATTGAAGCGGTTGCACGGAGACACGCGTGGAGCCAACGGTAGCTACAAAGGACACAATGGCTACTTCGCTATTTGTACCATCGAAGATGTACACCTGGTCGTAGACGTTCAGAGCCACAGTAAGGGTAGCGGTTGGTAGAGACGTTGCACCCGTTGACACTGAGGAGCTTAGATGCCCGATGTTGCCAAGTAGGGAGGCTGTTTCTTGTCCAGAGGGTGCTCTCAAGTAGTCAAAGCACGTGATGTAGGTGTTCATGTTAGCTCTTTATATGTCCGTGATCGAGAAAGGAATCGGATCATAGATCGCTGTTCCACCACTAGGAAACACTACTTTGACGAACAGATCTCCAGTAAACTTACTAGTCACGTCTCCGGCTGAAGGAGTGTACATCACTACTGCTGGGTTAGAGGTGACAATTGCGAACGTTCCCGTTCCCGTGAAGTCTGTCGATGGTGGTGAAACTGTTGGGTGAAAGATCATTGTGAGGGCGCTGGAGGATATACCAGATATATTATCCGCGTTACCCTCCACATTTAGAGGGATCGTCCAGGATGGATATGTTTGAGTTACATACCACGGTTGGTAAGTCATGTGAGCATCACCTTCTCTTCGTCGCTGGTATGACACCGTCTCTACGATTCGTTGCAGAGAACAAACCTGTTCTACGATTTACTGCTGGGAAGGTAAGAGATGACGGGCTATAGCCAGCAGTCGCATAGTGGTTGAGGATTTGAGGAAGACTCAACTGCGTATTGTAAAGAGCAATTTCATCTAAGTTGCTGGTTACGTAACTACCTGCAAAGTCTATCAAGTCTCCAACAACCACGGTTGATGTAGCGCTCGCAGAGTAGGGAAGACTGTTGAGGTAAGTAAAGATGTTACTCCCGTCGCACGTGATAACGATGTATTGCCAGGTACCTGCGACATTTGTCCAGAACTCCAGCGAGAGTGTCGAAAATGTCGTGTAGTTAAGTGTGTAGGGAAGAGAAATGATCCCCGTCGCACCATCGAACAAAATGGAAGTGTCGCTATCTCCAACAATTGCTCCCGGCTGCCCCAATGTGAAACTTCCACTTAACGCAGCATTGTAAGCATGGCTGGTACTGTCATGGGCAACAGTGCCGGATGTCTCATCCATACGGTAGTATGCCTGTAAACCCACTTCTGATAAGATTAGCGCTGAGTATGCAGACATGAGTTAATCTCCGAACCAAGTCCAGGTAGGAGTTCCTCCCGAATAGGTAAGCGTTATCGATTGTCCAGCAGGCACTCTAAAAGAACCAGATGTTTGCCCAGTGGAGATACCACCAATCGCAATTGCAGTGATGGTGGCTCCACTTGCAGCCACAAAGACCGCAGCGTCTACTCCGAAACTGTTGGTTTGTGCTACTGTTGTGGCCGGCACTGTAGGGGGAGTAAGTGAACCTACCGGGTTGTAGCCCGTATTGTTTTTGAAGACGCCATTGTGCCTCACTACCGCTAAGGATCCAATAGTGAGGCACAA